CTTGGTACCGCTCAGTGAGAACTCGGCATTAGACGGGCCGAGCTGCGCGTCGAGAGCCTGCACGCGTGGCTCAAAGCTCTGCACCGCCTGCACAGCATCCGTGAGGGGGGCAGCCGCGGCTTGCGCTGCTTCTGCCGCCTGCTGAGCGGCCGTCTTGTTCCCCTCCACCTCCACCCGCGCCTCCTGCACGGCGGCGGCGGTGGTGGCGACGGTCTCGGCGGCCCCTGTCAGGATCGTCCCGAGCGGCGTCTCGGCGATCGCCTGTGAGAATGGCTTGTAGCCGACGGGCGGCGCGTCACTCATGCGTCGTCTCCGGTAATAGCGATGGCCGCACCGTCCGAGGTGAGGAGCAGGAACAGACCGGTGTCATCGGTTACGAGCGTCTGCGGCGGGGGCGGCGTCCCTGCTGGCAGCGCCTCGACAAAGAAGGACCGCACGTCGACCGAGCCGGTAGGGCTGGAGCAGCGGGCCACTGCCTGCCACGTGCCGGGGCGCGCGGGCACGATGCGGCAGAGATAGCGACCCTCGCTGATCCGGGCGACGTAGCCCTCAGGCGCGATCTCCTCGGTGCCGTCGGGGTAGAGGAAGGCAACCGATACGCCCTCCACATCCGTCAGCGGGCCGTTGCGCCCGTTGCGGAACTGCAGCTCGAACGGCACGCTTTCATAGGCCCAGACGCGAACCGGCCGGCCCGCGATGCCGTTGACCAGCAGCGTCGTCACGACGTCTGCCGGTAGTGTCTCCGACATCCGCGCACTCCTGATTGTGGGTGGTGGTGCTGGCTAAGCGGCCAGGATCGCGTCGGCCCGCTCGCGGGTGAGCAACTGGCGGCTCACCAGCAGATCCATGCCGGCGGCTAGTTCGGGGTGATCCAGTTCGACCACTTGCGAGGCCGACAGTTCGTCCAGAAAGACCTGTAGCAACGGATCGCCGTTCTCCAACCCCTTGGAGGCAGCGAGGGTCAGTGCGCCCTTCTCTTCCGGTGTGAAGCGGGCCCGGAACTCGCGTGGGGTGCAGGTGCGAGGGGCCGCAGGAAACGGCTCGATATCCAGGCCATCCAGGAGCGCGTCTCCCGGCTTGAGCGCCTGCCAGGGCCCGTCCTCGGGAATGAGCCAGATGTCGGTGCCATCCGGGTTCGCGAACTGCGCTCGCATGCCGGTCACTCCTTGATGCATTCGACGGTGGCCAGGAGGCTGTAGAGCTGCACGGCCTCGCTCGTGCTGCTCTGCGCCCGAAAGACGAGCTGTCGGTTCTCGGCCAGCGGCCCTCCGAAATCGCTCAGCCCATGGACCACCGCGTTGACGACTTGGCCGGGGGCTACGGCGGCATAGGCGACATTGACGCTTAGCGCGTCCGCCGTGTCGGAGGGGTTCCGAAGTGCGGCTGACAGGGCGAGGTCGCGCACGGCGCTTCCCCCGCTACCCATGCACCGGGCGCGGCCGTTGACAACGATGGAACGGGTACTGGCAGGGACGGTGACGGTGACGAAGTTGCCGAGCGCCACGACGGCAATGTTGCCGTCCCAGGACACGGGGATGCGCGGCTGCTGCCGGTAGGGTGCGCTGTCGGCATAGGCCTTGTCTGGCGCGCGCTGGGCCGGCGTGACGTTCCAGGCCGTGCAGGCGCTCGTGAAGTTCTCGGCCGCAATGCTGTGGGTGCGGACGTTCCAGATGATCTCCTGCACGGTCGCGATCGGCGCGCCACCGGCACCGGTACCAGTAACCCAGATCCCATAGAGCGTGCGGCCGGCGCCGTCGGACAGCGCGAAGTAGGCTGGCTGGCCGACGCCGAAAGCGGCGTGAAAGGTATCGAAGCCGGTGTCCGCGGCACCGAGCGCCACCACACTGCCGACATTCACTGTCCCGGGCGTCGGGACAGCGACCTTGACCAGGTTCGCGAGCATCAAAGCCTCTCGGTGATGGTGGCCTGCCAGCTACGGAGCAGGCCGGATCCGGTGACGAAGCCGGCGGGGCCGGGCACCAGCAGCCCGTACACGGCCTCAGACGCCGCGCGCGCATGCGCCGGGCGGGGGGCATAGAGGATGTTCCGCCGCGCGACGGCGGCGGCCTGGAGCGGGTCGAGAAAGCCGGCCGCGCTGTCGGGCAGTTGCGGGATGTTGAAGGACCAACCGCGCTGGCTCGAGAGCGGGGTGGTGATCTCCTGCCCCCCGCGCGTCTGCAGGGTGTCGCTGCGCGGCGTGATGTTCGCCTGGCTGTTGTAGCCGAAGCGAAAGGACGCCGCCGGCCCGAGGAAGGCGAGCGGGATGTTGAGGAACCCCTGCCCGTTCCCGGGATCGGCCACGTCCAGCTGCAGTGTCGTGCCCGTCACCCTGTCCGGCAGGACATGCAGCGCTTGGCCCACCCCAGCGACGACGCCGGCTGGGACCGCACCGCTGTCGTAGGCGCCAACCCGCACCCGCAGCGTTGCGGCCGGCGTCAGGTTCGTCCGGGACAGCGCCACCAACTTCCACCCCGCCAGGGAGGGCAGAGCCGCCGTCAGCGTCAGGCTCGTGGTGCCGGCGGGCGTTTGGAGGGCGGTGGCCGCGTTGCCCAGCGGCACCCGCAGCATCTCCGGCCCCATGCCGGTCACGGACGACGAAACGGTGAGAGCCGCGGTCTCCACCGCGTTCTCCCATCCCAGCAGAGCCATCCTGTCCCCCTTAGATCAGCACCAGCAGGGTCGCGTCCGGCTGCCCTGCCCGCAGCCCGTCGCCCACCACCTGGCCGAGCGCCCCGCTCCGCAGCCCATCCGCCGGCCATACCAGTTGCACCACGTCCCCGATCTCGTGGCTCAGCACGTTCGCCGCCGAGGTGGTCACCTGCCAGAGCAGGCGCGGCACGCCCCAGAGGGCGCCATAGGCGGCGGCGAGGGCAGCGGCCGCCGAGCCATCGAGCAGCGCCGTCGGCTGCTGGTCGGGCTGCGAGGGCTGGGCGTAGCGCAGCAGGTTCGCGGGGTCCGTCCAGGCGGCCTGCCGGTATTCCTTGGACAGGCGCTCGCGGTCGGCCGCGGAGACGGTCGGCTTGGGGCTGGTGGTCGTAACGTGGGTGCGGCCATATCCGACCGCCCAGGAAGCGGCGGGCGGGCTCAACGGCGCGTCCAGCGGCACCGGCTCCATGGCGACGGCGTTGCCGGCGTCGTAGCGCGCGACCGGCCGGGCGTCGGTGCCGAGCGCACGGAGCGCCCAGAGGCGGAGCGCGCCCGCGCGCGTCACCGGCAAGTCGGCGCCGAGGGCGGCCAGCAGCGGCGCGAGGGCCTGCCGTCCGGTCTCCTGCCCCGTCCAGGCCCATCCCGCGGCCCAGGGGAAAGCGTTGCCGACAGCATAGACCGAGCCGATGTCGAGCAGGCCGGCGGGAAGCCGCAGCACATCCTGGATGAGGTGAGCCACAAGATCGGCGGCGGTGGACAGCCCCGCATAGGCGTCCACCGTTACTGCCCCCCCGGGGTCCGAACCGAGGCGGAACTGCCCCGTGGCATTGCTGCTGAAGTAGGCCCCTGCCCCGGGCGAGCCAACCGCGAAGGGGTCCGCCACGTCGCCGGCATAGCTGTAGACCGGCACGCCGTCCTCCAGCACTGCCGCGAGCGTGCCGGGCCCGTCGTTCCAGCGGTAGATGCGGCGGACGGCATCCACAAGCACGACCGGGCAGGACCGCACCGGCGACGAGGCCGCGCCGCCGCGCACGAGCGGAAAGGGAACGCCCGCCAGATCGGCCGTCCCCTCCATCCCGCCTGTACCGAGGAACCGACGGGCCTGGAGCGGCGTGTCCAGCCAGGCGGTCGGGTCGCGCAGCGGCACCTCGGCACCGTCCGTCCGGGGCAGCCAGGGACGGGCCAGCCCCGCGAAGGCCGGCGCCAGCTCTGCCGCGGTGGGATCCACCATGGCGAGGCGTTCGGGCGCCCAGCGCTGTCGCCCGACGCGCACCCGCACCGCGCGCATGGCGGTGTCGCGCCCGGCCAGCGAGGTGCCCGGCAGGTCGAGGCCGCCCGCAATCCGCAGGCTTCCCCAGGCATAGGTGCCGGCCGCCCCCGGGGGGAGCGCCAGGCGCCGCTCCACATCGGGGCCCTGGATCAGCAGCGGCGGGTAAGGCCGCACGCCGCCGGCATCGCCCGGAGCAGAGCGCCAGCCGAGATCGGATATCCGGATGGTGTCGGTCCCACCCGCCGGCACGAAGGCCAGGGGCATGGCGCCGTGGGGCGCGGCGCCGTGCGGGACGCCACCCTCGGGCACTGTGCCGCCGCCGCGCGCCGCCTCGATCTCGGCGATCCAGACCAGCGCGCCGCCCGTGAAGGGGCCGGAGAGCGCCGAGGTGCCGTCCCGGCCGGGCATTGACGACGGTGGTAGGACCGGCGCCGAGCCATGAGGAAGGAGACCGTGCGCGCTCACTGCGGCCGAGCCATCATCAGATTGATGTCCCGGCGGAGGTTGGCGTTCTCCTGCCGGAGCTGGTCCACGGCATCGCCGATCCGATCCAGCGGTCGCCGCATGTTCTCGATCATGAAGCTCTGCGTCAGGGCATCGGCACCGAGATCCGCGACGGCCCCGAGCCGGTCTCCGATCATGGAGACGACGCTCGCATACCCAGCGCCCCCGCCATAGACCTCACGCGCTAGCCCACGATAGGTCTCGGCCGCGTCCTGGACCCCGGAGATTGCCTGCGCGTCGCCCAGCAGGGCCGAGCCGTAGAGGTCATCAAACTGGCCTCGCGCCGCTGTAAGCCGGTCCATGACGGTGCCAGGGGCGGCATCCGAGGTGGACAGGCCGCGCACATAGGCCGAGAGCGAGGACAAGACGCCCGCGGCGCTCTGGGCGGCGCTGTCACGTTGCGCCGCCGCTTCCTGCGCCTCGGCTGCCTCCTGCTGCGCCTTGGCCGCATTGGACTGGTCGATAACGGCCTGCCGCTGGAGATCCTTCACCTCGTCGAAGGACCGCACCGCCTGCGTGAGCTGATCTGCCCCGAGGCCCATGTCCTTGATCTGATCAACCAGCGCCGTGTAGTCGGCCGTGCGCTGCAGATCGAACTGCTGGAGCTGCAGGCCCAGCGTGGCGTCAGCATTGCCGCGAAGCTGCGCCGCCGTGAGGCTGTAGCCCGCGATCATCTGGTTATACTGCAGGTTGCGGGCTTCGGTGAGCTTGTCGATCTGCTCCTGCATCACGTCGGCGATTGGTTCGATCGCCAGCCCGTACTCGCGCGCCCTGTCGATCAGCGGGCCATAGGCGTCCGAGACCTGCTGCAGCGACTGCGCGAACTGCGTCGGCTTCTCGGGGTCGAGGTTGTCCTGGAATGCCTTGTAGGTCGTGTTCGTCCAGTCCAGCGCCTGCAGCAGCCTGTCGATGTCGCCTGTGCCGACCGTGTTGTAGGTCGTGCGCAGATTGCCCTGGAGCTGCCAGGCGTTGTTCTCCAGCAGGTCGCGAGAGACGTCCTTGAGCATCTGCTGCACGGAGGCTTCATCGGAGCCGTACTCGTGCCGCTCGCTGGTCTGCCAGAAATACCCGTCGCGATCGCCCGTGCCGACAATGTATCTGCCATACGGCGTGATGCCGTATGAGCTGCTCATCTGGTCGGAGAGTTGCTTGACCGCGGTGCCGAGCGAGGCCGCCGTGTCGCGGTTCTCTTGGCTGTAGCGGTCGCCGTCCAGCCCGCCGGCCAGGGTCTCGCCCGTCGCGGTGTTCACCAACGACGTGCCCGTTCGGTCGGAGGGCTTCTGACCGGGAAGGAGCATAGCCACGATCGCCGCAATGGCCGCGATGTAGGGTGCCACGGTGGCGACGCCAGCGATGACGCCGCCGGCCGCTGCCCCTCCCGCTAGGGTTGCCGCGCCGCCAGCCACGCCCGCCGCCCCGCCCACGCCCTGCGCCCAGCCCTTCGCGCCACCGGTCTGAATGCCGGAATAGATGCCGTAGAGGCCGCCGGCCACGCCGAGTGCGCCGCCGGCCGCCTGGCCGATGGAGACGTCAGTGCCCCATTGCGCCGCCTCGCCGGGGAAGACAGCACCGCTCGTATCCGTTCCGACGGTATAGAGCGGCCGGTCGAGGAACCCCGCCACGTTCGTCTGGAGGTAGCGGTCCGCAGTGCCGATGAAGCCGCTCTGGAAATTCTGGCTGCCCCCGAAGAAACTGCTGTCGAACAAGCCGCCAACCTGCCGACCGTAGCCGAGCAATGAGGTGCCCTGAGCTGCCGTTGTCGCAGAGGTTGCGCTACTCGCCTGCCCCACCGCCGTCAGCGCACCACCCAGCGTGGCGCGCGTACCGCCGAAGGCCCAGTTCTCTAGCGGGTTGATGAAGGACAGCTTCAGCAAGTCGGAGGCGACGGACGCGATGACCTGATGGAACAGTTGGCCCCAATCCTTGACCTTGCCCCCGTTGTCGATGATCGCCTGCGTGACGCGATCGACAGCGTTCGATCCAACCTGACCGAGCGCCTCCCAGCTGTTCTGAAGCTGCTGGATGGAGGCCCGCTGCGCGAAGATGGTGCGGATATTCCTCTGTGCGTCCAGCGAGGTCGCGCTGTTCGGATCACCGCCGTTGTTCAGGATCTGCTGCCGGAGCTTCAGGACCTCGATCTCGGCCTGGCGCTGCTCGACGGTGAGACCCACCAACTCGCTCTCACGGGTCAGAAGCTCAATCTGGTCTTTCTGCTGGGCTATCAGGTTGCCCGTGAGCAGGTCCTGGTCAGCCGCCTTCTGGGCGCGCTTGGCTGCCACAAGCTGCTGGACGACCTCAGTGTAGCGCGGCGTGTCTGCGATCGCGTATTTCAGCGCCTCCTGCTCGGCTTGGCGCTGGATGACCATGTCCTGGACAGCGCGAGCGCCCTGGTTCGCAGCAGCCGCCGCATCTTGATCGGCTTGGGTCTTGCGCGCAGCGTCCCGAAGGCTGTCGTCCAGCGCCTGCTTGAGATCAGCTTCCTTCTGCGCCCTCGCCTCCAGCCCGGCGATCACCTGATCCGCCGCGGACTTGCCCTGGCTCCGCGCCTGCTCAGCCCCCTGCTGCTCGGCCTGGGCGAGGTCGCGCGCCGCGCCCGCCTGCTGCGCGTAGAGCTGCGCCTGGAGCGAGCCCTTCCGCCGCAGTTCGTCCATCGGGTCCTGAAGACCCACCACCTCGGCGCGGAGCTTCTCCAGCGCCTCGCGGTAGCGGTTTGCATCGGCCGGATCGAGGCGCGGGGTATCCAGTGCGCGCTCCAGCACCCCCATCTGCGCCTGCCGCTGCGCCAGGGTGTCGGAGCGGGTGTCCACGCCTCGCAGCGCCTCGCCGGCCTGCTGGTTCCAGAAGGCCGGGCCGCTGATTTGGCTTTGTCCGACGCGCCCCTCCGGACTGGTCGTGGCGGCCACATAGCGGAGTGTTTCGGCCGGCAAGGTCGCCCGCCGCGCGAGCCAAGCGTCCACCCGGCCGGGCCCGGCGTTGTAGGCAGCCGCAGCGAGCCCCTGGTCACCCCGGTACTTCTGCAGCTGATCGGCGAGGTAGCGCAGGCCACCGATGATGTTCCCGGCGGTGTCGGTCGGGTCCACACCGAGACCGGCGGCCGTGCCGGGCATCAGCTGCATGACGCCGATCGCGCCAGCGGGAGACCTGAAGATCTGGCCGTTCGCGCCGAACTGCCGGCCTCCGCTCTCCTGCCGCGCAACGCGGGCCGCGAAGGCCGAGAATTCATCAGCGTCGAGCCCACGCTCGGCCGCGAGACGGCGCGCCTCTGCCCGGACGGCGTCCATGATCTGCGCCGAGGATGCGTCGCGCCCGAGAGCCCCGGACGTCAACACCCCGCCCGATGCGGGCTCGGCACCTGGTGGCAAAGTGCCAACCGGCTGGAACAGGAAGGCGGGAAGGACGCCCTTCAGCTTCTCGACGCCTGCGACCAGCGCCTCCACCGCGCTCTTCGCGGTATTGAAGCCATCCGTGAGCATTCCAATGCCGCTCGCGATCCCCTCGAAGATCGGGCGGCCGATGCCCTCCAGCGCCGGCCGGATCGTGTTCCAGAAGCGGGTGGCAGCCTGGGAGGCCTCGTCCAGCGCCCGCTGGAACGGCGTCATCTCATCCGCCGCGCCGGCCGTGCCGCGTCCAAGCGCCTCGATAACCAGCCGCGCCGCCTCGGACTTCTGACCGCTGGCCTCCAGCAGCTGCACCTGGCGCCGCAGAGCGTCATCCATCGCCGGAAAGTCACGGGCGGCCAGCTGCCGTGCCACGTCACCCGGCTTCACCAGTGCCTGCGCCAGCTGCTCGGCCGCCTGCGGCACGGTGGTGCCGAAGGCCTTGGCCACGTCGTCAGCGAGGCGCGTCAGCCGCTCCAGGTCGGCGGCATTGCCGTTGAAGCCGCGGCTACCGGCGATGGTGGCCCCTGCCTGCCGTGCCTCATTCGTCGAGAGGGAGGTGCTGCCGGCGATGACCCGGGCGGTGCTCTCCACCTGTCTGGCAAGGTCGGCGAAGTCGGTGCGCGTCGCCCGGAGACGGGCAGAAATGGCCCCGATGCTGCGGTCGGTGCTCTCGGCCGTCAGGGCCGCCAGCGCCAAGCCCGCCGTCAGCGTGCCGACGGCCACGGCAGCGGGCGTGACGATGGAGGTGAGGAGGGCGACGGCCGCCCGGACACCACCCACGGCGTCGATCGCCTGCGGACCCTGCTGGATCAGCGGCAGAAGGACGCCACCACCAGAGCTGATCTGCACGCCGAGGTCCACGAACTGTGCGGTCAGGTTCTGCACCTGGTACCGCTGGAGCTGGATGCTGTTCGAGGACCGGTCGGCGCCGTCGCGCAGCTTCTCGTACTCGGAGCGCAGCGCGGAAACGCCGCGTACCTGGGCGTCAGTCGCGGTGCGACCGCGAGCCTGAATGTTCTGTAGCGCCTCCTCGGCCCGGGCCGCCTTCTGATACGCCGCTTCGACCGGATCAGCTGCGGCCGCCGCCTGGTTCAGGGTCCGGATCCAGGTCCCCATCTGGCGGGAGGCATTGCCAGCGCTGGACGCGGTGCGATCCAGGCTGGTCACCACAGTGTCCGTGCGACCGGCCACGTTGTTCAGGCTGGCCTGCATCGCCTCCGCGGCGGACTGGAAGTCCCGCCCGGCGGAGGTGGCGCGACGGAACTCGCGATCGACCTGGTCCGCGCCCTCGGCCTGGAGCCGGAAGGCAAATGTGCCGCCTGCCATCAGCTACGCCCTCCCTCGATGATGCGCTCCGCGGCGCGGTCCAGCAGGCTCGGCATCAGCCCGGCCCAGCGGCGGGAGATGCCGTCGAAATCCAGGCGCTTCTGGATGCGCGCCCGGGGCACCAGCACGAACATGACGACTGTCTGGGCAGACCGGCCCTGCTCGGCCCGCCGCTTGGTTGCACGCCGCACGCCGCCACTGCGGCCGATGGTCTGCTTGCGGAGGACGAGGTAACCCCAGACCCCACCGGCGTTCCGGGCCGGCACCAGGGTCAGGCGCTCGCCGAAGGAGCGCGACACCTCATCGGGCGTCATCTTGCGACGCCCCACCATCGGCACGCGGGCGGTCGGGATCGCCAGGGCCGTTCCGGCCTTGGTCGGAAGAATGGTGCCGCCCTCGGCAAAGAGCTTCAGGGGGGCGGGCCAGGCGCTCGCCTTGCCGCCGCGAGCCACCACGGAGCCGGCGGCGTTGATCGAGACCGCGCGCTCTGGAAAGACCACGTCGGTGACGAGGTTCGGTGCGCGGCTGGAGCCCGGGAAGGCCGCGGCGAGATTAGCCCGGAAGTCCTCCAGCATGCCGCTGGTCGCGTCCTCCACGGCAGCCTGCACCACCTGATCTGCCTGCGCCCGGTAGGTGGCCAGGAGATCGGGCACGCGCACGCCACTGGAGGCGATGCGGATCGCAACCATGGGCACCCCTCTCAAATGAAAAGGGCGCCCCGGATGGAACGCCCTGGAATCTATCTCATCTGGTGCGGTAACGCTTGACGTAACCCCGGTTACGCCTTACGTCACCCCTTATGATCTTGAGCTTCAAAGACAAGCGAACGGCGGCGGTGTTCGCGGGACGGATGCCGAAGGGCTTCCCCGCCCGCATCGCCTCCGTCGCTCGCCGGAAGCTCACAATGCTCGACCGGGCCATCACCCTCAACGACTTGAAGGTGCCGCCCAACAACCATCTGGAGGCCCTGACCAGAGACCGCGTCGGCGAGCACAGCATCCGCGTGAACCGACAGTTCCGCATCTGCTTCGTCTGGCACGACGGCCACGCCTACGACGTGGAGATCGTGGACTACCACTGACCGCTGCTTATCGGATGAGCCCCACTAAGGAGACACTCAAATGACTATTCTGCGCGAGGACCTCGACGCCGGCCAGGTGGACCTGTCGGACGTCACTACCGGCGAGACCATTCCGCTGGTCAGCCCTGGCGAGATACTCCGGGAGGAGTTCCTCTTGCCCATGGGCCTTTCCTCGAAGCGCTTGGCTGCCGAGATCGGCGTGCCGACAAACCGTATCACGGGCATCATCAATGGCACTCGTGCGGTAACAGCCGAGACCGCCATCCTTCTGGCCCGTCGCTTCGGTAACAGCCCTGAGTTCTGGCTTGGCTTGCAAATGGGGCTGGACCTTGCCCACGCGCGGCAGACGCTGGCGGCATGACCGACGACGAACGGAATCTTCTGCTGGCAGTCGCTCGCTGGATCGTCGCCTTGGAAGAAGGCGCCGCCGAAGATCTCGGCGTGCCTCCGACCCGGGCTGACGAGATAAAGCTGCTCATCGCGAAGATCAGCTCAACTCAGCCCTGAATTGCGAAGGGCCGCCACCGGGCGGCCCCTCAAGAGATATGCAGTGCTGATACCCTTCCGGGTTAGCTCGTCTGAAGAAGATCCCGGCATAGCGACCAAGCGAGGAAGCCGTCCTCGTCGGGCCGCACGTCAGCCCCAATGGCGAGATCGAACTGTTCCATCGCAGCCGCAGCCTTCACGCGAAGACCCTGGATCGTTGTAGCGGTGCACTCGCCGATGGCCGTCACCAATTGCGCATACTCGGCCCTGAGTGGTCGCATCTGAATATAGACTTCCTGTGGGCACCCGCCCGCTGCGTCGTACCAGGGGTCGATCAGAGCGTCGCAGCGCTGACGATTCACCTTCAACCGCTCACCGAGGGCGAGAAGCTCAGCGTCCGGCGAGGCCGCAAAGGGTAACGAGCGACCGGCCAGCATAGACGTCACGGTCATGACGTTCCGGCGGGAGAGGACGGGCATCAGTGGGTGCCCTCCGCGGTCGGGATGGTGAAGACGTAGCCGATGCCGCCTGGGGCGGCCTCGTCCTCGGTCTCGTCCACTTCGACCCCTGCCTTCAACAGCTGGGTCAGGTCCTCTGCCAGCTTCATCTGCGTGGCGGCATGAATCCCCGCCTCAATACCGAAGCCCTCGCGATACATGATTGCTGTCGCGAGGTTCGTCTCCTCCTCGTGCGTCATGGGACGAAGCATCAGGCCGCCTCCCCACTCATTACCAGCCGAGCCGCCGAACCCAGCAGCTTCGCCAGCTTCGTCAACCCCTTCGGCGTCACGCGGACCTGCTCCCGGATCTTCTCGGACCCATCCGGCATGAGCACCGTGTGCACCTTATGGACCATATCGCCTGAGACAATCCGGGTCTGGTAGGCGCAACGGTGGTCCGACCCTGGCCGGCGATAGGTCCAGCCGTTCTGATCCAGGTAGGCGAATAGGTCCTTCGGCCGGATCTGGAGCGCTTTGGCGGCGTCCATGATGCAGTGGCTGCCATCTGCCTCGGCAATTCGGTCCAAGGCTTCTGCTTTGGGCGCGGCCACAGCCAACTGCGCCTTCTGACGCTCTACCGTCGCTTGGAGAACAGTCAGGGCGCGCAGGGCCAAGGCTTCCGGCGTCTCCTCTGGGGTCGCTACCATGTAACCGCCGGTCTTGCGGATGGCAGGCAGCACCTCGGCGGTCACCCACTTCTTGAGCCGCTTCGCCGCCTCCTTACGGCTAGTCAGGATAAGGCTGTAGAGGCCGCTCTCATTGATGACGTTGAGCATCTGCTCGCCGCCAGGGGTCTTCACACTATGAAGCCCCTTTTCGTCCTCATCGAGGCGGCTTGCCGCTCGGCTCGGGTTCTCAATCTCCAGCACCCTGCACACGTCGGCCAGGACGAACCGGGGCTCGCCGCCGGCACTCACGACCCGCACGGCATGACCTTCGAAATCGAAGGGGATCAGGGCTGACTGGAACGGTTCCAGTTGACCGGAAGGGGGCTGAGCCCCGATATCATCGGTTCCACTCATGTCGAAGCTCCATTTCGATGTGAGAGCCCTTCCGCGATTGCAGCGCGGGAAGGGCAGGTTGCGAGGCCGGTGGTGGGGCAGGTTCCTAGGCCTGACGCTCCACCACCGGCTGACCGCCCCCGAGGGGGCGGGGTTGCTGGACGCCCAGGCGGGCTAGTTCCAGCAGAAACATGATCTCCGTATTCAGAGACCTGTCATTCGCCCTAGCCTGCTGTTCGATCCACCCCTTGAGAGGGCGAGGAAGGCGCAGGGTAAGGCGCGATGCAGTCTGTACCGTCATTGTCTCCCGTCCGGCGACACCATGAGTGGTGCAGCTACGATCCTGGTGCTGCACCACTCATGGTGTCAAGCCATTTCAGGCAAGCTCTGTTAGGCTGACACCATGGATGATGACGTGCGCTTTACGCTTCGTATGCCGAAGGCTCTGCACGAGCAGGCTACCGAGGCGGCTGCGAAGCAACGCGGCCAGTCTCTCAACGCCCTAGTCGTCGATGTTCTTTCCAACCACCTTGGTGGACCGAAGGACGTTTACGTTGCCATTCGGCAAGCTGAAGCTTCTTTACGAGCTGCGAGACGCCTGCTGTCTGAGGACCAGAAGAAAACTCGCGTAATCGAGCAGGAAGCAGCGAGTTTGTTCATTAGCTTTCAGATCGTTGGCGACCTTGCTGAAGCAGCAGGCATTACTCAGGAGCAGTACGAGGAGCAGTATTTAAAGCGATTCGACGAACTGTATGAGCGGTGGAAAAAAGAGAAGCCCGAACGCGAAGAAAGATGGGCTAGGCAAATTCGAGAAGAAGGCGAACGGGCCCGTGAACGTCTTGAGAAACATATATTCGAAATTGAGAAACAGAAATTTGGCTCCAGTGAAGGGTAGCCCCATGCGCCGGATCGCTGTTGTTGCTCTTGCGCTGCTTGCGTCCTGCGGGACCAGGCAAGACTTCTATGCAGAACAGGACCGCCGTAACAGGCAGTTGGAAGCGCAACGGGCAGCCAGCAACGAATCTGCTTACCAGAGGCTCCGTGCTGCGGAGCACACGATCCGTGTGGAAGCTCGTCCCGGAGAAATTCGCGCCGCTCAGGCGGCAGTACGAAAGGGGCTTCGTGATCCAGCGAGCGCTACCTTCGAAAACACATACATCGTTCAGGACAAGGACAATCCGCAAATCCGCTATTTATGCGGCGCCATCAACGCAAAGAACGGTTTCGGCGGATTTACGGGCCTCCGTCCGTTTTATGCCGGGATTGACGGCTCACTTCCCTTTATCAGCAACGGCACCAATCAAGATTATCTGCGCTTTTCTCTTATCTGCCAGCCTCGCCCGATTTGATTGTCAACCCACGTCGCCCATACCGGGCGACGGGAACCCTGCCTTGATCGGACCTATTCTGCTGGAATGGGGGGCGGCGGTGCAGCGCACTGCTCTGGGAAGTTGAAAGGTGGTAGGCTAATTAGAGGCGCGAAGAACCGCTGATACCAGAATACCCGGCAGTGCCCAACGGACCCACGCGAAGCTCGCTCTTCGTTTTCGACAACTACTGACAGGACTTCCATCTGCCCTGGAGTATCACCGCCGATCATCTCCAGTTCGGCATCAAGGCGGCGCAGTCCGTCCTCGTCGCTCGGCTTCACCTTGGCAAGGTCGGCCCGGAGAGCCGCCCACCGCCGATAAAGGTCGCGGTGCTCCTGCGCCCTATCGCTGAAACCAAAAGATAAGCTGAGCGCACTCAGAATGGCTGTCGTCGCGGCAAACACCTGAGCCAAGTCAGGCTCTTTTGCAGCGAGGGCACCGAACGTGGTGCCCCCGGAGATTAGTGTTATCGCTGGATCAAGCCTTGCGAGTTTGTCTAAGAATGTCCTCCTTCGATTATGGTAGCGCAGAGCACAAGAACTCACCCAGTCAATCTTATGACGCAGTCTGATGAGTTCGTCGTTCATTCACATTCTCTGCTTTGTACTTAGCCTTTGGGTGGCGGTGGCTTGGTCCTGAGCGTGTAATTCAGCACTCCGCCGTCGTGTGCTTTTCCCTTATTGGTGCTGGACTTTTCCGTAGGCCGAGACACCGTTCCTTTACTTCTGGCAGGAGACGGGCTGGAAGGCGTCTTGCTGCCGTGCCCACTACCACCACCCTTTTTCGCCACGCGCTTCTTCCTCTCGTAGGTAGCGGGAGAAAGCTGGCACCGTTTCGCTTTGAAGTGGAGTCCTACTCCTTCCTCTCGCTCAACTCCGCGTCCGCCCCGTCGAGGATCCCGAAGGCCCGCACCAGCCAGGCCGGCTGCTGGTTCAGGCCGCCCGGTTCGGGGAGGATGCCGGCCCCCATCCCCCCGCGGCAGCGTGACCAGAGCCGCACGACGTGGTGGTAGACCTGCGGGATCGCGAGCCGCGGGTTCCGCCGCCTCTCAGTCGCGCCCACGATCCAATCGCCGCCCGAGACGTGGCGAAGCCCGCCGGTGAAGGCCTTCGGGCTGCGCGCCACGACCAGGGCGGCCGTCAGTTTTTTGCCGCGTCCGCCGTCGGCTGCATGAGGGCGTAAGCGCGCTTCGCGAGGACAGCGACGTCGCCCATGGGGAGCGCTGCGGCGACGGCCGCGCCGTCGAGCTTCTCTGGGAAGGGCGGCAGGCCCTCTCCCTCCCACTCGCGGAGCAGCAGGGCGCAGAGGCCGCAGTGCTCCTGGTGAGTGGCGGCCTGCTGCTGTGCCCGGAGTTCCAGCACGCGCGGATCCCGCATCACCTTGGCCGTGGCGCGGTCCCGCGCCCGGCGCGCCTTCAGCAAGGTCCGGTTCAGCTCGACGGCCTGGGTCTGGATGTTCTCCGTCGCGTCCGGCCCGGTGACCTGGTGCACGTTGACGAAACTGATCCAGGCGTCCTCCGCCTCCTCGGCCGCGTCCAGCGCCTCGATGCCCTCGCCCGAGGCCTCCATCGCCGCGCGGATCGCATCCGCCAGCTCGGCCGCACCGGGCGTGCCCAGGCGCGCCTGCGCCTCCAGGAACTCGCCCACCGCAGCATAGGTGGGGGCCGCTAGGACATAGCGGCGCCCGCCCAGATCGATAGTCTCGCGCACCCCAGCGCCGGTAACAACGGGCGGGGTGGCGGCGGTGCTGGCCATGAGGGCAGCCTTCCTCGTGCTGGCCATGGTCAGTAGAAGCTCAGGAACACGCCGGCATCCGGCACGTTCGGGGTGAGCGTCAGCTGGTCCACGCCGAGGCTGCTGCGGTTGGTGTCGTCGAAGGCGGTGATGATGCTGCTCGGCGCGGCCACGGAGATGCGGTTGCCGGCCACGGTGCCGATGCTGGCCGCGTACTCGACTGCCTGGCCCTGCTGGTACTTGGTGAACCGGGTCGGGCTGCGAGTAGAGTTGGCGAAGGGGTCGATCGACAGGCGCTGGGTGGCGCTGACGATGATCGGGCTGTCGAAGCCCTGCGGCGCCTCCGGGTTCTCCGGATCCACCATCTGCACGCCGAGATCCCAGGTGAAGCGGGAGCAATTGCAGAGCTGGCCATCGAGGCGGCTGACACCGTTCAGCCAAGTCGGGGGCGTGGCGCGGGCCACCTGGTTCCAGCCGGTGGGCAGCGCCACGGGCTGGTAGGCGTCCAGCAGCAGGCCGCGCATGGTGAAGGTCATATAGGCCGGCTGCCCAGCAACCATCTCCAGCACGCCGGTACCGACGCAGCCAACGAAGCGGTGCCGCAACCCGTTGCGGTAACCGTAGATCGTTACCGGCTTCAGGAGGGAGAGGTCCGAGGTCGGGGCGTAGAGGGCGTTCGGCAGGATCTGCGCCAGAGTGGTGGCGCTGAGCGGCTCATTGAAGACATAGGGGAAGTCCGCAACCCGCCCGGCGGTGTAGTCCATCACTGGCAGGATGATCGGGGTGGACGGGTTGCCCGAGAGTGCCATGGGCATGCCGCGATAGGCCTGGGCGGTCGCGACGAAGGGCGAGGCGAGCGTCGCTGTGCCGGTAGTGCCGGCGGTGGCCGCGGTGGGCGCGCCGATCGCGGTCGCGGTCAGCAGTTCGGTGAAGCGCGCCGCCTTCAGCAGCTTGCCGATCTCGGGCGCCTGGCCGGCCGTGCCCGGGCCGCGTAGGGGCACGCGCAGGGTGATCTCGGGCTTGATGCCGGTCACGATCGGCGCGTTCGCATCGAGCGAGCCGGTCATGGACGGGTCCTCGGCCGTCTGCTGTGGCATGCGGACCGTGACCTCGGCGCCGAGCCAGTCGCCTGCGGCTGGGGTGCCGTTGATTGCATCCTGGCCGACCGTAGTCTCGGTCTTCACCGCGACGGCGGAGAGCTTGAGGACGACATAGTCCTGCGGGGTGGCCATGGGGCCCTCCTTGGATCAGGGGGTTTCGATGAAGCGGGTGCCGAATGGCACTCGAAGCTCGAAGGAGAGCTCCAGGTAAAAGGCGCCCACCGGGTCTTCGCTCTCGGCAACGGCCGCGATGTCGATGTCGAGGTTGCCCTCGGTGACGTAGATCTCGGTCACACCATCAGCAGCGATGATCGGTACCGTGCAGAGCGCCTCGGATGCGCGGGCATAAAGGACGCTCAGATCGGCGCCGACCGTGTCGTCGGCGCTCTCGACGTAGCCCTCCAGCAGGGCCTGGAGGACGAAGTGGTCCTCTCCTACGCCGTCCGGGCGCGGGACCTGCGAGCTATCGCGCAGCACCAAGCGCGGGCTCTCGCCAGCATTAAGCAGACTGCGCCGGTTGCGCTCGACCGGCACCTCCGGCATGGCTTCCATCAGACAGGCGGCCAACGCGGCATAGGCCGCTTCGCGCACGGTGATGCGGGCCATCGCTACTTCACCACGCTCATGGTGAGACGCCAGGCCCATCCCCGCCCATCCGCCGCGACCTGCTCCACCTTCCACAGCTTCTCGCCGATGGTGATAGTGTCGCCTCGCTCGGGCCGGCCGATGTGGTCCGCGTCAGCCGGCACCAGCGCCACGGTGGCGGTACTGGTCCGCCCGTTTCGCTCGACGTCCTCCTGATCCAGGACAACGCGGAGATGGAGCGGGGGCCCGTCACCTCGGACGCGGTATTCGGCATCCTCGCCCATGTCGCTGGCTGCCAAGTCCGCCATGGCCTGGGCGAAGACGTCCATCACGCCCCCTTGCCGCCCCTCGGCCCGGCGCTGGCCGGATCTGCAGGCGGCATCACCACCTCCACCGGCTCAGGCGCGGGCGGCTCCGGAGCGGGCGCGGGGGCTTGGCTGGGCAGCACCGTGACCGGAGCGCCTGCCTCAACCTCTCCCTTCTCGACCTCGACCACATGGCCGAGAGAGATCAGGCGCTCGGCCTCCTCCGTGCCAAGGTCGAACGCCACCCCCTCGGGGCGGCGCTCGCTGTCCGCGGTCATGACGCCGGTGAGCGGCACCACCCGGAGCGTCTTCGGCTTGCTCATGGCGGTTCCCCGCCTCAGGCCGTGAAGTGGCCGCTGAGGCGCAGCTTCACCGTCGTGTCGCCAGTGGCCGCGGCAGCAGCAGCGACGCCGACGAAGGTGTTGCTCGTCGCCGTCGTGGTGAAATTGCTCGCCGCGGCATCCCAGTACAGCGCCTGGCCCGCGGTGATGGCGCCGGCCGCCTTCGCGGCCTCGAAGACGCCCTTGACCTTGAGAGCGTAGGTCTGGCCGGAAACGGCATCGCTCTCCGCGAAGCCGAAGATCTTCCCGACAATCTGAAAGGAGCCGGAGACGACTGGCCCCGTGGCGAGCACGTCGATCGTGTCGCCCTGATGGAGGAAAGTGCGCATAGATAGGGTTCCTTATCGGACGGGCCGGATGGCGGCCGGGGCGCTGGGCCCCGGTCCATCCGATCAGGTGCCAGGGTTGAAGTAGCCACCGCGGAAATCGATGGCGCCGACGCCGAAGTCGTGGATCACCTCGACCTCAACACCGTCATGACCAGAGACCTTCTCCGACCGAACCTGCGGCCCTTCCGCGCCGTTGAGGAAGCCGTAGACGTAGACCGGCGTGGCGGCCGGGTCGGCGAAGAGGTACCAGCGGTTGCCCTGGATCTGAGCGTCCACCACCACACGGGTGAACCCCGCGAAGGGATTAACCGCCGTGGTCTGCCCGGGCGTCAGGGTCGCCGTCAGCTGCCGCGCCTTCAGCTCCTGGTTCGGCCCGACCAGCAGGATCATCTGCTGTCCGACCGATACAGGGATGCCGTCCTGCGACTTCTGGCTCATCACCGCAGCACGCGCCGCGGCGAGAGCTTCGAGAGTGACGTCCGAACCACTTGCGGCCTTGTTCTTGCGTGCCGCGCCCGTGCCGAACACAGCGCCGCCGCTGGTCAGGGTAGGTCCATCGCCGCTGGCCGTGTTCAAGACCGCATAGGCTGTGGCGTTCTCGAAGTCGGCGATTCGGCGGCCGACCATGCCGGCGAAGTCGGTGAATGCGCCCAGATCGTCATTCACCAGCATCTGGCGGGTCACGCGAATGTTGCGGGCGAACGTCTTCAGGTAGACGTTCTCGGAACCCTCGCTCAGCGTGCCCGACTTGATCTCGCCACCTTCGGGTAGCTCCAGGAGCGTCGGGAAGTCGCCCGGACGAACGACACGGTGTGCGCGGAAATCCTTGAAGTCTCGGCGCAGCATCACCTGCCGGTAGGTTGGCTCGACCGGCTGATAGGCCGCCGCCAGCATCTTGTTGGCCGCGGCGCCGAGCAGGGCCGGGAAGTCCGACGTCGTGTGGAAGGCACGCTCAGCCAGGCGAACCGGATCGCGCGGCACGTTCCGTTCGCCGCGGGCGCGGAGCAGCTCCTCCATCATCTGGCTCGGGCGCCAGCCGGCGAACTCGCGGTGCCGCTCGCTGCCCGGCTTGAACATGCCGGGCATGGCACGCACGGCAAGCGCATCCGCCATGGCGTCCCGCATGGCGTCCGGGTCGGCGTTGGACGGTCCAGTCGCCGGCGCGGCAGGGGTGGGCGGACGCGGCGCACTGCTCACCAAGGTCTCGAACAGGCGTCCACGCAGGCCGTCAGCCGTCCAGCCCTCGTTGATCGCCTGCTGCAGGAGCGGGTTGATCTGCTCCGGAGAGAGAAGGGAGCGAGAGGAGTCCGCAGCCCCATGCAGCCCCGAGATGCGGTCACGCTCCATACGCACGGCGTCCATGGCAGCCTCCTTCGCGGCGCGGGTCGCGTCGGGGTTCTGGTTCGGGGGGAGCGACGGCGGGGGCGCGGTCGGCTCGGGGGACTGGGCCGGAGGCACGGCGGGCGCGGCCGGAGTGGCAGGGGCGGCTGGCGCCGGGGCCTGGACAGGCGCCACCGGCGCCTCGGCCCCGCCGGCCGGGGCAGCCGGCTTCGTCTTGTCAGGCATGGTCTGATCCTTGATGGGTGAGGTGGTGATGGCAGGCTCGACGGCAGGGGCGATGGCGGCCTGCGCGCCCTCCCCTCTCACCCCGGCGGCAGCGTCCACCGGGACGGCCACCAGGCTGATCTCGTAGGGTTCCCAATCCACCGCACGGTGGATCTCGCCACTGCCGGACGGGTCCTTTTCGACCTCGTATTTGAAGACCCGGTAGCCGACGCTGACCGAGCGGAGCGTGCCATCCACGATCCGTTGCCAAACCGGCTCCACGTCGCTGGCGGTCGAGAAGCGGAGCGTGGCGACGCCACGCCCGCCTTCCAGACGAGCAGCGGCCACGACGCCCAGCACGTCCCGCGCACCCCAACGGCTGTGGCTATCCAGGACCGGGGCGGCACCGCTCTGAAGCCGCCCCATCCGAACCGCGTTGGGCGACATCTCCAGTTCCTCGGTGATGCAGCCGAGCGGCATCACCGTGTTGTTCGCGCGGGCACCGGTGGACCAGATCACGTCCACCGTCCGGGCTTCCTGGTTCACGGAAGCCGGAGCGGTAAGAGCGCGCGCAGCAACGACGGGCGCCGACGGGGTCGGCCCCGGCACAGCGGTCTCTGTCATGTCAGGTGTCCTATGCTGGCCGTGGCCGCCTGGCGGCGTCGGCTAGTTCTCTTCGGCCGCGACAGCGAAGCAGCGGGCCATGAACCAATGCTTCGCCCATTCCATGAGGCCGACAGCGCGGGCTCTGTCTCCTCCGTCAGGCCCGAGGCCCCAGGCCGACATCCGCAGGCCTTCAGCCTCCAGGATCACGACGGCGTTGCGCGGCTCGCCGCACTCGCCAGCCTCGATCTGGTCCGCGATCTTCCGCAGGCGGCTTGGCACATCAGATAGTGCGGCCGTCCCTTCGCCGTGCAGCAGTACGATCTCGGCCATGTCGCCTACTCGTCCTCATCCGCCGGTGCCGGCCGGACCACGCCACCCTTCGCGCCCAGCTCCACCGCAGCCATCTGTCCGGCATCCTGAGCCGCACCAGTTTTCGCCACCCGCCGCGGGTCGGTGTCGAGAGACAGGCCGGCTTTATCCAGCACCTCATTGGCACTCCGGATGATCTCCACCACTTCGCGGAAGTCGTAGCCGAAGGAACCCACAGCCTCAGGCTGCGGCACGAAGCCAGCACGGACTTGGGCGATCAGGGCCGTCGTGTCCTTCAGCGGATCAATCATCTCGTGGGCTGGCGGGACGTGAGCGACGTCGTCGGGCATTTGAGCGGGCCAGAGCCCAAGCATGGCACCCTGCTGGTGGAAGCGCTCCGCGATCGGATGAACCAGCATCGGGATTGCCATCCGGTACTGGTGCTGCTCGCAGAGCCGCCGGAACTCAATCTTGCCTGCACGCAAAGATGAGTAGTTCGCTCCTGTAAGGTCGCCCGAGACCTGATCATAGGTCAGGCCGGAACCGACGGAGGCCGCCTCCAGCTGACGACGAGCAAAGGTGGTGTGGCCACCCGAGCCGGACGGATTCACCACGTCGACCGATCCGCCGTTGCGGCGATAGAGGATCATGCCGGGTTCGATGGTCTCTACCGGACGCCCATTGGCATCACGGAAGAGTTCCATCCCGTTCTGGCCCTCCTGGCCGCTCAGGCCGCCGGTGACAGTCTCTTCAGCCTCACCTCCCGTCGCCACGAGCGTCAGACAGGCCTCAATCTTGGCCTTCATGATCATCGCAGCCTCATAGTCCTGGAGGTCGCGCAGCTTTGTCAGTACCGGCGCCAGCCAGGACACGTCGTTGATTTGCTCTGGGCGCCGCTTGTGGAACACATGCAGCACGTCTCGGGCGGAGACGAACTCGCTCCGCCCAACCTCGCCGGGCAGCATCCATGTCGCACCGGGATGCTGCCGTAGGAGCCAGTAGCCGTAGGGCGCCGGGCCATCCCGGAAGGCAATCCCCTGCGAGACCGCGCTGCCCCCGATCATGCCGTACCGGGACGCGTCCAGGCGATCGATCTCTTGGACGTGCAGCTGCAGTCCGATCGGATTGGCCAGGCTCGGCTTCACCGGGATCATCCGGACGAGCACCGCCCCACTCTCCACCACAGCTCGCATTGCCATGGCTTGCAGCCCGTAGAGATCCTGCTGCCCCTCGGCGTCACATGCCCGGCTCCCCGCCCAGCGCTTCCACGCGGCACGGTGAGCCTCACCCGACCAACGGGTCGTGATGCCGGCGCCAACGATGTTGGCCGTCCACAAATCCACGATGCGGGCGGCGTAGGGGTCGTTCCGGACCGCATCCCGGGCCCGGTTCGCGATAGGGCGTTGAGCGCTCGCGACCTCCACGCTGGCTGCAGCGCCAGAAGGACGCCAACTGGACGAGCGCGTGTCCTGGGCGGCGTCGTAGCCGCGGACCGCATCCCACACCCGCCGAATATACCCTGGCATCAGTGCTACCGCGCGAACCGGGCATAAGTGACGGAGGGTCCGCGTGGCAGAGGCGCAGCCACGGATCCCCCGGGACCGGCTGTTGCGCCATACAGCGCCGTGAGCGCGGTCGCGATATCGGCCATGGAGCGATATTCGATGGTCTTGCCGTCTACAGTCACGCGCGTGGTGGCGCCACTGTATGCCCGGGCCAGAGCTAGTGCGCTGCTACGCGCGGGCTGAGCCAACGCCCAGGCCAGGACAACGGGGTTCATGGTCGTCCCTCCTTTGGGCTAACGCTGGTGACGGTTGATCCAGGTCGAGGGCCGTTTGATCCAGGCCGGAGACCGGCTGCTCGGTACGCTCTCAGGCTCCTGCGAGCCGGCCGGGGCTTGGCCTCTGTGTTGCGAAGGCGGGGGCGGCGCCTCGCCATCCCAGGCCTCACGCAGCTCGCGCCACCGCGCGTCCGTCCAGCGGTCGGCGCCTATCGCCGTGAACATCGCCCGGGCGTATTTCCAGCCGTCCAGCGCCTCGTCGGCGTGGACCTTCTTCCACTCGCCGGACTTCTCCAGCCATTCGAGGCCGACGAGCTGCTTGCAGACTTCCTCGGTGGCGAGTCCATTCAGATGGACGAACCCCGGCGGTGGCACGATGCCGTCGGCGGCCTCCTCCTCGGTGGGTCCGTCCAGGTTCAGGAGCCCGTAGAGCTCCTGGGTCAGGATCGTCCCACCCACCATGCCGATGCGCTGTCCGCGCTTGCGCTTACCGCCACGGGGGCCGGGGTCACGACTGTCCGACCAGGCAAATACCGGCGCGTGGTGGTTGCTTGCGCCCTTCACCGGCACTCCAACCCCTGGGAACTTGCGGACCCAGGCGAGGACATGCGTGGTGGCAAAGCCGGTATCCACGCCGAAGCGTGTGAGCTTCATCGCTCCGCCACCCTCGCGGCGCCATTCCCCCGTGACGATCTCGGTTACGCGGTCCCAGGTGGCCGGGAGGAACGGGTTACCGTCCACCACCCGGTGGTCCACCAGGAAGGACCGGCGGTCCGCGGACCAGCCCCAGACGAACACCTCGATGCGGTTGCCCTGCACGTCGATGCCCCCCAGCAGCAGCAGCGCATCCCGAGGCACCAGCCCGTTCGGACGGTCGGTCTCCCTCCGGTCGTAAAGGCGGCGCCACAGCGGCGCTTGGCCCTTCACCTTCCAGGTCTCACCGAGCGTCTGGTTGACGAAGGTCAGGAGCCGGTTGGGATCCTTGCGGACCTCCAGGAACTCCCGCGCCAGTTCTAGCCAGGCCGCTCCCTCAAACTGGCTGTAGCCGGACCAGATGTGGAAGGAGCGGTGCCGAGGGCCGTGATGCGGGGCATGGGCGCGCCACTCACCCCGCTCATCCATCCAGGCCTTCCAGTCCTCCTCGATGTCGCAGGCCTTCTCGCCCGCGCATCGGTACCAAGCCCGCGTCGGGCTCTCCCGAGGCTCCCAGCGGATTCCCGGGCCGGTGCCGTCACCAAACACCAGCACCTGCATATGCCCGCAGTGAGGGCACGGCACGTAGCGGTGCTCCTGGGTGCCTTCCTGGAACAGCTTCTCGATGCGGCTGGCACCGACGATGGTCGGCGTGGACCCGGCCGCCTTGAGCGGATCGTCAGAGGTCAGGCAGCGCTTGAAGGCCAGATCGGCTTGGTCGCCTTCCCGGCCGGCGGCGGGCGGATACCCGTCCGGCTCCTCCAGCAGCACCTTGTCGGCGGTAACACGCCGGAACTCCTTGGGGCTGTTCGCCCCTTTTATCTGCACCCACCCGCCGGGGAACCGCTTGGCCCGGAGCTTGTTGTCCGGGTGCCGCGGCTTGAAGACCACCCGCTCCCGGACCGCCGGCCATTCCAGCACCGGCTCCAGGTCGTCTTTCGAGTAGGTCTCCGCGTCATCGATCGTCGGCTGGTAGATCAGCAGCCGGGTCGGCGCCTGGTGGATGCAGTAGGCGACGTAGTTCTGGACGATCTGCGAGTAGCCAATGCGGCTACTCTTCATCACGGTGATCTGGCGCACCGCTGGGTCCGTGAAGGCGTCGGCGATGCCATTCTGGAATGGGAAAGCCCGATAGCGCTTCCCGCTGTCGAGGCGGGCATGCTGGGCCGACCACTCCGACAGGCTCAGCCGCTTGCGCGGTTTCCAGGCCTCGAACCACCGCGAGACCTGAGCGGCGAGGACCGGTCCCTCGGCCGGAAAGGGCTCAGAGGTCGATGGGCTCGGCGGGCTCGTCTCCCTCATTATCGTCCTCGCCGATCATCGCCTGCACTCGGGTGGCGCTCAGTTCCTCCATGGCATCCTCGATGGCAGCGGCCACCCGGTCCCGCAGGGCCGGATCGGACTTCGCCACGACGGCCGGCACCCTCGCCAGCCGCGACTTGCTCAGCTCGATCAGGCCGACCACCGCCAGCGTGACGGCGCCTACCGGCACCAGCTCGCCGCGATCCTGGGCGTTCTTCGCCGCGATCCGGTCCGCCTGCTCCTTGGCGAGGCGAGCGCGCTGCTGGACGAGGTCGAGATCTTCGGCGTCCGCTGCGTCCGACCTGCGCCCGGCTGCCTGCTCCCGCAGGTGCCGGATGTAGGCCAGCCGACATGCGTCGAGGTCGGCCTTGCCGCGCGTTGAGACGGGCAGGACGCCCTTGGCCCGCAACTCGCGCACCGTGCGGTCGGTGATGTCGAGATGCGCGGCGATGTCGAGGTCCGTCGCCATCAACCGGAACCCCTCTCTCGCAGCGTCGGGCGAACCGGAGCCCCTTCCGCCCGCCTTGGTATGAAAACGGGACCCCGGCAGCGCCGAAACTCCTGCACTTACCGGCTCAGATGCGGACCGGAACCGGAACCCCCTATGGATTTCCTTCGCCTAGACGGGAAACACGCTCCGCCCCACCGTAATAGTTCGGACCCCGGGAAGGACCCAAGGGGGTGGGGCTACACCTGCCCCAGACCGGCGAGGCGAGCAGCCTGCCAGTGGCGGCGATGCAGGTCATTCCGCCATCCCCGCGTCGGCCTTAGCTGCGTGACGACTGCCTCCCGCAGCCTCTCGGGAAGCGGAGCGTGGCTCCGAGGCACGCCGCGCAGTACGGCGCGGCGGAGGCGTAGGACGCTGTCAGGGCCGCCAGCGATGACGGTCAGGACCGGCTTCGCCATCCCGCCTCCCTGGCCTTTACCAACCGCGCTTGCCTGATCACGGTAAGGAGACGGCGCAGCTTTCCCCTGAGCCAGATGTTATCGCTGACCGATGCCGGAGCGCAAAAAGTACGACGACAGCAGTAAGGAGCCGGCGCCGCAGACCGAGCGCTTCCTTCAGGCGGTCGAGGCTCATCTCGCCGAGCAAGAACGACTGCTCGCCAGCTTCAACACCCACATCTCGCCCGAAGACGCTTCCACGACGGCCGCTGTTCTGCAGGAACTTCGGGACACCCTGGAACGCATGCGAGAACAGTTTTGCCGGTCCAAGCCACCAGCGGACGATCAATCTTTGGGCGGTTGGACCTGAGAAGCGGGAGGGCGCGCCTTGGCTTCGCCATGCTACGCTCCTCAGATGCCCCGCGACCCTCCCCGCAATCCCCGCCTACGTGTCCTCTCCCTCTGGGGACCGATGGGCGGGCCGACTTACGAGTATCGGGGCGCTATCATTGAGGTGAACCCTCTGCGGACGGTTTACTCGTTCACCTTGGGAGGCTTTCCCCCAAGAGGGTGGGGGAACATCGCCGATATCGAGCAGATCATCCGACTGGTGGATGCCTGGCTGGACACGGGGAAGCTACCACCTCTTCGGCTTGTCGACCCCGACCGGTGATACGGACGGCAGCGCTAAGGAACCTGAGAGCGACTGGAGCTTGACTGCAAGCGCTTCAGCTCCGCCCTCCCAGCCTCGAGCGCCTCCTCGCTGCCTTGGAATGACCTCGTGCTCGTGGCCACCGTCTTGCCGTCCATCATGATGCGTCACTGCCAGCGCTCAGAAACACGGCCTTGTCTCTCCACCACCACCCTGCTCTTCGACGGAAGCGCGTCGATGTGCTTTCGTGCCACCATAACCCCGGCCCTCTAAGGCGGAGGCGCGAATGTGGCAGCCCGCCACACCTATGGCCAAAATATCTTGTTGTCGCCCAGCAACGGCCATTAGCACACACCACCTGCGGGCCGCTCGAAGCAGAAACCACTCGCTTCAGCCCCTTCTGGAGCAGCGATGCCTACCAACTCCCCGTCGAGGCCCCAGCCTCGCCTGATTACCCCTGCATCTGGCACGTCCGGCCCCATCTACGAATACCGGGGCGCCACCATCCATTCTAATGGCGCTGGCACGAACTTCGTCGTGAGCCTGACCAGTCACAGCGGCTCCCCACAGGCAGCATGGGGCGGCCTGACCCATCTGGGTGCAGCCGTGAGGGCAATCGACCTTTGGTTAGATACTGGCAAACTGCCAATCCACCGAGGCGAGTAAATCGCGCCTACAAGCCTGTCCCCATCGATGTTGCAGGGGCCTGAAGCGCGCGGCGCCCGGGCCGTAAGCCGGCTCCGGGCGCTTAGAGAATATTTGTGACAGCGAAGGCTTCACTTCTTCTGCTGCATAACCTTACGCCCGGCCTCGAAGGCCTCTTCTGCCCCCCTATAACCATGGACAGACTGCGCCAGCACTCTACTGCCGCGTTGAACGATCCAGTGCCATGAGGCCTTCCCACGACCCATCTTGAGAACACGAACCTCCGAGGGCTCATGTGCAGCGTGATAGGTGCTGATTGCTGGGTCAGACATGGGACACCAGGCTACGTGTGACGCGTTAACGCCAACTACCAGCAACGGTTAGCGGATGCTATCCGCATCCGTGCTGACAAATCCCCGAAACGAAGCGCCCCGGCAGTCCAATGGACCCCGGGGCGCAGCTTCGGAGAAGCGTGACAATTTCTGCCCAGATTGGGTTTGCGCGTCAAGCAGCTTCTTCAAGCCAGCCAGGAGGGGGCTGCACCTCGCCGATCGCGTAGAAGTCGGCGAGCCGGGATAGCGCGTCCTTCAGGGTCTTCGTCGCATCGGGCCGGGGTATGCCCTTGCAGCCCGCGTAGTCCCGTAGCGTCCCGCAGCTAATCACCACCCAGTGGAAGACGCCGGCCGCCACCAGCCCAATAACCTCCCGCCAGGCGCGCTGGATCCGCCGCTGCGCCGCCCATTGCCCGGGAGCCATGTGATTGCTGCGCTGCCAGGGCGACGGAGGCGGAGCCGGTGTCTCCGTGGCCGCCCGCGACAGGGCGCGAGCCAGTGCCTCCCCCATGTCCCTCCCCCCGACTGCCCGATGCAGGTCCTCCCGGAACTGATCGGCCGCCACATACAGCCGGTACTCGATGGCGTTGACCTTCACCATTCGCCGTAGCGGATCCCGGGTCCGGGCCCGCCGGATGCGGGGGCCGTCAGGCTGGGACGGATCCACGGCGTAGGTCTCTTCCAGCCGCTGGCGCCGGTGCTGGTGGGCCGGGCCCATGTCCGCGCCCTTGTCCCTCGGGTCCTTCGCGTCCGGATGCGGGTCGGGGACGGCGATGCCCTCGGCCCGGGCGCGCTCCCTGCTAATCCGGAAGGCGTGCCCCCCCGCGATGCGCGCCCGGATGAACACGGCATCAGCCACGTCAACGCTCGTCATAACTTCCGGCCCGCAACGCTCGATCTGGTCCATCACACCCCCTCCCCGTCATCATTCGCCCTGTGCCCTTCCATCCGCTCGGCTTCCCCCGTGGTGAGGTTGATCCGCAGGGCGACGCGGATGGTGTCGCGGAGCTGGCATCGCTCGCGGCTGAGGCGCAGGGCCCAGCGGTCGATGGGCGGGGTCATGGGCGGGGGTCCTCCCGCCGATTGTCGTTCGCGACGCTCCGGACCATGCGATGAAGCTGAAGGAACGGGATCAAGATCCGCTGCCGGGTGAGCCACTGGTCGGCACGGAAGTACGGCAGGTCCACAAGCCGAATGGTCATCACTCCCTTCCCTCGCCCGCGCCGCGTTCGGGGGTGGTGGGCTCAATCTGCGTGACGTGCTCGCGCCAGACCACGAAGGCGGGCATTCCCAGACGCTCAGCGTCCCAGGTGATGTGCGTTCCGTCGCGGAAGGGGCGCCGGACCTCATGCGGGCCTTGATAGGCGGCGCCGGTTATGGGGTCGCGGCGCCACGATGGCTCCCACAGGGTGTCGCTGCCACCCGTCCTCCGTGTTCGGCCCATCGGGATAGCCAGGAACCCGCTCGACGCCTGATCTCGACGAATGTCGTGCTGGCGCAGCGGCAAGATCAGCTCGTAATGGCAGGTCGCTCCATCGTCCTCCCAGCGCAGTTGCAGGCGCGGCGCCGGTAGGTCAGCCAGCATGGCCTGCCCCGCATCACGCAGCACGACTGCCTGGCTGTGAGGTTCCAGAACAAAGCCGGCATCCTGCAGCGCCTCGACAGCTCGCCTTACCGCGTCCCGCTCCCGACGCGAGGCATCCGGTTCGTCCGCCATGGCAATAGCTACGATCGCGTCCACGTTCACAGCCTCCCCTCCCCCTTCCCACCCAGCCGGTCGCGCATGGCCTGGAGGCGGGCGCGCTTGGCAGCCAGGAAGTCCGCGTCGTCCTTCGCCAGAGGCACGCCAGCGGCCGCGTGGGCGCGTGCGGAGATGTCCATCTCCAGCAGCAGGCGATCGAGGGCGTAGGCGGCTTCCTGGTCGGCCACGCGACGGCCGAACTCTGCGGGGTCAGCCATGGGGCATCTCCACCAGCTCGGCCTGACGCATCTCCTGCGCCGCCTTGAGCGTGCGCCGGGTGGTGTGCATGACGTTCCTGCCGCCCAGGTGCAGCCAGACCACGTCGCCGTCGCGCTGCTCCACGGTCGCGCCCTGCGCCAGCAGGTCGGCGCAACGGTTCACGCGGTTCGGATCCAGCCCAGCCGCGCGCGGCTTCTCCTGCCTCGGGGACTTCCAGGGCGGGCGGGGCATCAATGACAACCCATCCCGAGGTAGTCACGGGAGGTAGTCATCGCGAAAACCCTTATACCATAGGGCTTATGACTACCATGACTACCATGACTACCTATTTTGAACTTACTACCAATGCGGATTGGGGGGTTTGGAGGGACGACTTCGGTTGTCATGGTAGTCATTCCCTTTCCCATCAATGGGTTGAGGTAGTCATCGGAGGTAGTCATGGGGTTGTCACAGGTTGTCATCCTGTGCGCTCCCACCATCGGCCCTTGGCGTCGCGCACCTTCTTCCAGCCCATCTGGAGCAGGATGTTGGTGACTCGCATCTGCGCCTTGCGGTCCTGTTGCGGCCTCGGCATTTCAATGGCGTAGGTCAGGATCTGCGGTGCGGTCACCTTGCTCAGGCCAATTCCGATCTGCTCGTCGTTGCCGCCGTCCACGTACCGCTTCACCGTGTCGAACCACGGGTCCTGCACCATGCGCTCGCGCTGTGATGCCTGCGCCTCGTCGCGCGCATCCTGCTCATCCAGCCAATGCGCCTCGCCTCGCGCCTCGCGCACGGCAGCTTCTGCCCAGAGCTGGTCGCGGTTCTCGCGCACCCAGGCGGCGTCGGCCTTCGTGCAGTCGAACGGCCAGAAGCGTCGGTTGCCGGTCGCGTCGCGCAGCCACTCTTCCGCATTGGTGGTGCCGACGAGAATGCCTTGCCGCGGCACCTCGATGACCTGTCGGCCATAGGGCGGGCGATAGCGGTCCACGGGCCTGGTGATGAACGACTTCACCGCCTCGGCTTCGCTGGCCAGGAGCTGCGTCAGCTCGGCCATCTCCAATACCCAGACGCCGCGGAGAGCCATGGCGGCGTCCTTGTCGGACAGGTCGTCCGGCAGATCGTCGCTGAACCAGTCCTGACCGCAGAGTGCCGAGAAGGTGGTGGACTTGCCGAGCCCCTGCCCTCCCTGCGCGACCGGCACATGGTCGAACTTCACGCCGGGTTTGCGCACGCGGCGGACGGCCGCAATGAGCATCTTGGCGCCGACGGCGCGGGTATAGGGATTCAACTCCGCCCCGAAGGCATGCCCCAGCCAGTCATCCAGGCGAGGCGTCCCGTCCCACTCCAGCCCGTCCAGATACTCCCGGACCGGATGGAAGCGGTTCCGCTCGGCATCCGCCTCCATCGCATCCTCGACGGTCTCGCGGCGCAAGCGAGGGCAGTAGGTGCGCTGGATGTAGGCCGTGACGTTCGCCACGTCGGCCCGGGTCCAGGCGCGCGGATACGGCCCGGGCGCGGCCTTGTCGCCAGGGTTGGCCGGAGGCGGGGGCGACATGAGGTAGGACTGGCCCCGGAACTCATCATACCCGCTGATGCCGGCGAGTGCCGGGTCAAGCGCCATGATGAGCATCGCATTGGCCAGCGACGGGATGGGCTTGTCATTCCCATCCAGATCCATGCGGCCGAGGATGGCGTCCGACTTCAACTCGGCCCGGCGCGCCTTCTTCTCGGCCTTGGCGTGGTCGTGGAAGCCGTTGAGGATCGGGTCCACCGTCATGACGCCTTCCCGCGGCGCTTCGGCGCCTGCTCACGTTGGTTCGCCAGCACCATCAGTTCCATGTGTGCGGTCGTGCAGCCGACGTCGAAGCGCCAGGCCCAGAGGGAGACGAGCCCGCGCCCCTCGGCCGATCCGCCGCTCACCACCCACTTCCAGGAGCGGTTGTTGAGCCGGACCACGTTGAACAGCGGCTCCCAGGTGGAGAGCTGGTAGACGGTCTCGCCGTCATCAAACTGGAAGGCCAGCTCCACCGCCTCGAACATGCGCGGCAGGCAGAGCGGGGCGACCTCGGCGCAGAACGCCGCGCTTTCCCCGGGACGGGCGCCGAGCGGCCAGGCGTTGAGCCGCACCTTCAGCCGCTCGGCCCGGGCTCGCTGGGAGGGAGGGATGGAGATCAGGCTGCCCATCAGGCACCCACCAGGATGAGCGTGTGGCTCGGGCGGGTCGCCGCCACATAGAGCATCTGCTGGAACTCAAGCGGGTTGCTGGCCGCCCGGTGTCGCATGTCGCCGATGTCGATGAAGGCATTCCGGAAGGTGCTGCCCTGAGAGGTGTGAACCGTCATGGCGTAGATCGCCTGGAGGCTGGCCAGCTCCTGCTTGAAGGCGAAGCGGTGCTGCCAGCGCTCCCGCACGATCGCCGCCTCCTGCCTCAACCGGTCGTCAGCTCGGGTCACCGGGCCATCGCCGTCGGGCATATGCACGTCGTGCCGCGTGCCGTCCGGTGCCTCCAGGGTGACGCGCCAGGAAGGAATGGCGATCTTCCAGCCGTCCAGGTCTCCGACCGAGGGGACGCTGAAGATAAACGTGTCCCGGGCGATGCCGGTGACCTCGGCCTCATCATTGGTGCAGAAGATCGTGGTCTTGCCCCGGATCACCGGGGCCCGCAGCAGCGCGAACTCGCCCGGGACGAAGGGCACAAGACGGGCCCGCTCGCCATACCGCCAGTCGCGGATACGCTGGTTGACCTGCGCCACCCGCTTGTTGGTCCAGGCCAGATAGCGAAAGGTGTCCGTGTCCTTGTCGAAGGTCTCGGAGGTGAAGCCGCGCCGCATCCACTCGCCCGGGTCAGAGGGGAGGAAGACGCCAAGCGAGCCGGCCTTGGCCGACTTGCACCACGACCAGTCGAGGTCCTTGCCCTGGCTCTCCCTGATGGCCCGGGCCACCTCCAGGATAGGGTTGCCCGCGGCCTGCCGGACCACCGTCTCGAGATGGGAGCGCGGCGTCACGCTGAAGGACGAGGAGGCCTCCTCGTTCACCGGGGGAAGCTGGGCAGGGTCGCCGACGAAGAGGACAAAGGACAGCGGTAGGTAGCGCCGGATGTTCTCCATCAGCTCGGCACCGAGCATTGAGCACTCGTCCACGACCACCACATCGGCCAGGCAGGGCTTGGCGCCCTTCTCCCGCTTGAAAACGATCCGGTCTGCGACGGTCTGCGCCTTCAGGCCGAGAAGCTGGTGGATGGTGCAGGAGTGGACCGTCAGCCCAGCCGCCTTCGCCTTCTCCGCCAGCACGCCCACGGCCTTATTGGTCGGGGCGGCCAGCACGACCGACATCCCGCGCTTCTGCCACTCGCGCACCAGGTGCTGGACGAGCGTGGTCTTGCCCGAGCCGGCGTAGCCAGTGAGGAGGTGGTGCAGCTCGGGCGCCGTGTTCCCAAGGATCTCGGCCGCGGCGCGCTGCTGGTCGGGGGTCAGCTCCACGGCAGAAGCCCCGCCTGCTGGAATCCCAGGCGCGCCGTCTCGATGTCCCGGGCGACGATCACCACAAACCCGAGGGCCCGGAGCTTCGGGTGCAGGGCCTTCTGGGCATCGCTGAGCACGCCCGTGGCCGACTTCATCTCGATCAGCACCACCCGGCCGCCGGGCAGCCAGACGGTCAGGTCCGGGAAGCCGCTGACAATGCCGGATTTCTTGCGCTCGGCCGCGTACCGGGCGCGACTGTGCGGGGCCTTGCTCTCGGCCTTCCGCTCGTTCTCCACGGCCGCGACGATGCAGCCCGGGAACTGCGTCTCAAGCCACGCCTTCACCGCCCTCTGCGCCTCGCGCTCGGGGTTGCCGCGCTTCTTCTTGGGCGCGGCATCGCGGGCAGCCGTGCGGGCAGCCCAGGCGTCGGAGAGGGCGAAGAAGTCGCTCATTCTCTTTTGCCCCTCAACTTCTCCAGCGCCGCTTCCAGCGCAGCCTTCAGAGCCTTCATCTCGTCCAGCACGGACCCCGGCGCCCAGGAGATGCGGACGCAGCGCGCCTGGATCTCGCCAGCCACCCAGCGCCAAGCGAAGTCGCCGGTCTCAATCACCAGGGAGCGCCTTTTGATGGTCATGCATCCCCGTCCAGCATGGCGTTGATCTCGGCCCTCAGCTCGGGGCACTGGCGCATCAGGGTGAGCAGCGTCGCCGAAGACGGCGGGCACTCGCCGGACAACCAATTCCTGGCGGCCCTGGGCGTGACACCTTCGCCCGCTAGGCGCGCGACGCGCTTATCGGCCGACTTGAAATCGCCGTAGTGGCGGCGCAGGACACGCGCGACGGTGCGCGTCAGCGTCTCGGTGGTGATGGCTGCGGCTGTCATCCGCGGAAATCCCTTTCCGCGATCCGGCAATTCGTTGCCGCGATCTGACCTGTGATGCACTTGGGTTCTCCATGATCTTCGAGGTCATGGAGCTTGTGTTCACTCAGCTTGCAGGTATTCGGACGGAGGGTGTTGCAAGCACCCTCCCCCACCTGCGCGGCACGGACATCCGCACCGATAGCAGCAAGGACTTCCTCACGCGGCAGACCGCCGGCGTAGCGAAGCTTGCGATAGAGCGAGGAACGGCTGGGCGCCGTCCACACCTTCGCCCCGGGACCGCGGGGACTGCCTCGTGGCGGGCGCGGGCCAAGATCCACACCGGCCTTCTGGGCGCGCCGGATGATGTCGCGGATGGTCTCGAATTTGGCGTTCAGCGCCTCGGCAATCTCGGACGGTCTCTTCCCTTCACGGGCCAAAGCCAGCACGGCGTCGTGGTCGCAGGCGCGTTGACGGCCAGGCATCTACCGCCCCCTCCCCGCGCGCCACTCCTGGACGGCGATCGTGACCAGGAGCCCGAAGATCCAGAGGAAGATGACGACGAGGGCGGTCTTGAGCGTGACGCGTCCATCGGCCAGCGTGATGACTAGCGCGATCAGCCCGAGCCAGCAGACGATGGCAAAGGACAGGAAGATCGGAACCGGGTTCGCCGACCGCTCCGGCTCAGGCATCTCCGGCGGCGGGGTCGCGCCCGTGCGCCGCATCGCCCCATGAAGGTGGATGATGCGGGACATCAGGCGGGGGTCCGCTCGGGGGTGCGCTCGACACCGAAGGTCTTCGCGAGATCAGGACGGAGTTCCGCGGCCGGGATTCCGGTAGCGGCAGCAACCTCAGCCAAGCGATCAGCCGGAATGCCGTTCCTGCGCCACTGCCAGACGGCGCCCTTGGTCAGGCGAAGCTTGTCCGCCAGGCCGGCAATTGTACCAACCGCCTTGATAGCGGCGTTCGCGCCCTTGCGGCGCGCCTCGATGTCGATCGTCTCGCCCATGCACGGAGTGTAGTTTGGCTACACTACTCCCGCAAGGACTTTCCTTCACCGCCAAGGGCGCGGCGTTAAGGCACGCTATACGGCATGTCCGATGCCGTCCCTGTCTTGGCCCAGACTGACTTCCAGGTTGCTGCTGGTGCTCGCCTGCGGAAGCTTATCGACCTCCTGGGCCTGTCCTACGTCGAGGCAGCATCGCTGATGGGGGTGTCCAAGCACGTCCTTCGCAACTGGATGGCCGGCGACAACCCGCCAGGGGTGTACGCCGTCTACCGCCTCGCCCGGGCGAAGGGCGTGGATTTCAACTACGTGTTCCTAGGCGATTGGTCGGCTCTTCCGTCTCGTCTCGCGAAGGAACTGGATGCTGAGATGACAGCCACACTGGCGGCTTCTGAGGGGCCGGATCCCAAGGCGCACGAAAAGACCTGAACCGCATGCTGAGTGCCACGCACAAACCTTCCGAATCGCCACAACCACCACGTGAGGATGACGGGAACATAACCAGAACACGAGTCCAAAAATGGCACACGGCAGGAACATGCCTGTGAAGGAACATGCCCCTCCCGCCAAGCGTGCTGAGGACCTGAACCCTCTGGCCATCCTGGAGGAGGAAGAGGAACTCATGGTCCTTTGGGCGAGGCTCAACCCAGGGAAGCGCGAGATCCTCCTCACGCTCGCTAGGGCGTTGGCCAAGGAGGCCCCGTGACCTTCCCGCCCGGTCAGCGGCCTAGCCTGAAGGAACGCGCCGAGCTGCTGGACTTGTGGGACGCGCTTAGCCCGGAAATGCGGCAAATGGTCCTTTTCGTTGCCCGGGCGGCTGCGAAAGAGGAGGGGCTGGTGGATGCGTCCGTCCCGCTGCTGCCACCTGAGGAGAAGACCCGGTGACGGCCCTGGCCAGGGCGATGGCGGAGAGGGAGCAGTGAGCGCGCCTGCGGTAATCGCCAATACCAGCGCGATATTGCTTGGCATCGTTATTGCTGCGGTGGTCGCGAAGCTGCTCCACAGATTCGGCGTCCGAGTAGGCGATACTAACTATTGGGCACAGATGAGGATGAACGGCCTTATTAGCCTAATAGGATTCCCCGCTTATGTGGCCGGCCTCGTTTATTTTGACACTCCAAAGCCCGTCTTTTTGTTCGCGATTTCTGTTTACTTTCCCGGCATTCTTGTTTCTTTTCTCTTAATCACAACGTTCCTTTTCCTTCATGGCGCGCGGGTTTCAGACAGGGTCCATAACGAGCGCATCAAGCTCACTGCCGGAGCGTTTGACCGACTGTCCACGATCCTCTTCACAGTGGGCGTCGCCACACCACTGGCCGCCCTGGTCTACGCACCGCAGAACGCCGGGCCACCGACGCTCAGCGATGCGGTGCAACTAGGCATTTTCGCGTGTGTTCTGGCCGCCGTCGGCCTACATTTGTTGGCAAGAAAGCTCTTAGGAGGGCTCCGTGACAAAGACTGAGCTACTTTTCATTGGCATGCCCTTGCTCTTCCTGGCTCTCGGCGGCATCGCGGTCGGCCTGCAGAGCCTGCAGAACCGACGCTGATCCGAGTTTGCAACGCGGTTCACGAGCGTAACCGCCGACGTTGGCGGACCTTTGTAGCCCCGCCGGTTAGGGCGGGGCTTCTTCGTTCAGGGCAGCAGACAAAGAAAAGCCCGGCAGGGATCGGCCCGCCGGGCGAGTTTCAGGATAGTGTCGGTGCGCCTCCCAAGCCCTGAGGGCGCCCCGATCTAACGCGTTCGCCAGGCGCCCCGTTGCAGACCCACCCCGCCCGCTCCGGCCGGCGGGGATTTTTGTGTCTGGAGTGTAGGGCTGCTTTTCCTACCCGGCCGATCCACTAAAGGGCCGCCAAGGTCAACTGTGTAGTTCTGCTACACTTTCTGCTTGACGGTGTAGCGTGGCTATACGATGCTTCCCCTCACCACCCGCCACCCCGGCCGGGATGAGGAGAGAGACAGTGGCGCAGCAGCAGGAGCAGGTCGTCGGCTACATCGCCCGCCGCGAGGGTGGTTCCCTCGGGCTGGAGCGGTGGGCGCTCTACAGGGCTGACGGCAGCCTCTCGAACACCTTCGCTGCTGACGAGGATCGCGACGCGGTCAAGGCTCTGCTGGCGTCGGCCGGGCTGATCCTGCGCGATGACGACAGCGTGGTGCGGGCGTGAACCGCCGCCTCTCCCGCGCGGAACTGAGGCGCGCTGCTGCTACCCAGTGGCCGCTCGACGCTTCGATCACCGTGGTACTCTTTGCCGGCATGGGCGGTGCATGCGCCGGGCTCGAGGAGGCCGGCTGCCCGGTCGCCGTGGCGAACAACCACGATGATGTGGCGCTGGCCGCCCACGCTGCGCTCCATCCACACACGCGGCATGTCCGCGGCGACATCTTCGACGTGGATCCAGTTGCCGCTACCGGCGGTCGCCGAGTGAAGGTGCTCTGGGCCTCTCCCGACTGCACCGACCACAGCGTGGCCAAGGGCGGCGCGCCGCGCTCCCCACGTGTGCGGTCCCTGCCCTGGCAGGTCTGCCGATGGGCCGGCGTTGCCCGTCCCGACGTCATCTTCGTTGAGAACGTCCGCGAGATCCGCGGCTGGGGTCCACTGGTTGCCAAGCGTGACAAGGCTACTGGCTTGGTGCTGAAGGCCGACGGCACGGTCGCGGCAAAGGGCGAGCGCGTGCCGGTGCAGGAGCAGCTGCTGGTGCGTGACAGGCGCCGGCAGGGCCGCAGCTTTCGGGCCTGGAAGCGCCACATGCAGGGCCTCGGCTTCACCTATGAGGATCGCGACCTCTGCTGCGCGGATTACGGTGTGCCGACCTCGCGCCGCCGGTTGTTCGCGGTGATGCGCCGGGACGGCCTGCCGATCCGCTGGCCAGTGCAGACCCATGCTCCGCGTGACAAGGCCGTGGCGCTCGGGCTGAAGTCCTGGGTGCCGGCTGCTCGCATTATCGACTGGTCTATCCCGTGCCCCTCCATCTTCGGTCGTAAGCGCCCGTTGGCCGAGAAGACCATGGCGCGCATCGCTGCCGGCCTGCGCCGCTATGTGCTGGATAATCCGCAGCCGTTCATCGTGCCGGTCTGCCACTCGGGCGGGACACGAGCCCATAGTGGTCTGGAGCCGCTGCCGACCTTGACCACAGCGAAAGGTGGGGAACTGGCGGTTGTAGCTCCGACGCTGATCCAGGTCGGCTACGGCGAGCGCGAAGGCCAAACGCCCCGCATCCTCGACCTCCAGGAGCCCATCGGGACCCAGGTCGGGACCAACAAGTTCGCCGTGGTCGCGGCCTGGATGGTGCAACACAACCTCGGCGTCGTTGGGCACGACGCCCGCGATCCCGTCTCGACCATGACGACGGCCGGCTCGCAGCAACAGATCGGCATGGCCTATCTCGCCCACCTGCGTGGCACAAGCACGGCCCTGGACGTCGGAGCCCCAGTTCCCACCCTAACCTCCGGCGGCGAACATGTCGCGGCCGTCGTCGCCTTCTGCCAGCAATACTACAGCGAGGGCAGCCAGACACAGGACCCGACGGACCCACTAGCGACGGTCACAACCAAAGCGCGGCACTCCATCGTCACGGTAACCATCGCCGGCCGACCTTACGCGATCGTGGACATCGGGATGCGGATGCTGACGCCGGAGGAGGCGGCCCGCGCGCATGAGTTGAACCTGCCGCGGCATATCACCGTCGGCGGTGCCACCCGTCCACTCACCAAGACCGAGGCCATGCGCCTCATCGGAAACAGCGTGCCGAAGCGCATGGCGCGGCTACTGGCCGAGAGCAACGCGGTGCACGCGCTCTCCATTCCTGCCGGCCAGGAGATCGCAGCATGACTCTGCCCGCTGTCCCCAGCTCCAAGGGTCCATCACGATGAACGCGATCAGCAACCGTGATGCGCTCACGCGGGATGAGCGCCAGGCGCATCGGATCGCTGACGCCTGCGCCGCCCTGGACGACGAACTCTTCACGCTCGGCATCGCCATCAACAACCGCAGCGAGACCGACATGCGACTGGAGAACGTGCTCGGCCGGCTGCAGGAGCGCGTCGAGAACGGCAGTGCGTCACCGGAGCAGGCACGGGTCGCGCGCTGGGCGCATCGCAACCTCGTCCGACTGGACAGGCTGGCGCACCGGATCGCTGAGGAAATGGAGGACGTGGCCTGATGTTCCCCGTGACCTGGGCCAACCCCGCCCCCTCCTGGCGTCAGCCCATGCGGCGTCGCCGCCTCATCCGGGGCGCCACCATCGCCCTGCTGTTCGTCGCTCTGGCGTGCGTGGGAGGGTGAGGTGGGCATCCGTTACTACCCCGACCTCGTGCAGGGCACGGAGGAATGGCTCCAGGCGCGCTGCGGTCTGCTGACCGCCTCGGAAATGAAGCTGATCCTGACGCCGACGCTGAAGATGGCCAACAACAAGGAAGAGCGTGCTCACCTGTACGAGCTTCTCGCCCAGCGCATCACCAAGCATGTCGAGCCCCACTACGTCAGCGACGACATGCTGCGTGGCCAAGTGGATGAGATCGAGGCCCGTGCCATCTACGCCGAGCATTACGCTCCGGTCGAAGAAGTGGGCTTCATCACCAATGACAAATGGGGCTTCACCATCGGCTACTCGCCGGACGGGCTGGTAGGCAAGGGCGGACTGATCGAGTGCAAGTCCCGCCGCGCCAAGTTCCAGGTGCAGACCATCATCGAGTGCGTCCGAACTGGCGAGGTTCCGCCGGAATACCTGTTGCAGATCCAAACCGGCCTTCTCGTCTCCGAACGGGAGTGGTGCGACCTCGTGTCCTACAGCGGTGGTCTGCCAATGGTGCCGATCCGTGCCTACCCCGATCCCGAGGTGCAGCAAGCCATTCTGACGGCAGCGGCCGAGTTCGAAGAGCGCCTCGCCATTAAGCTTGAGCAGTACCGCGACGTGCTGGCGACGACGCGCCTCATTCCCACCGAACGACGCATCGAACAGGAGATGGTCATCTGATGGACATGTCCACCACGGTTGCCCCGAAGAGCAACCAGCTCAATGCCGACGACCTCATTGCCGGGCCACGCACTATCACGGTTACGAAGGTGAGCGGGTCCGGGAATGGTGAGCAGCCGGTCGCCGTGTCTTTCGAAGGTGACGGAGGCAAGCCGTTCTACCCGTGCAAATCTATGAGGCGCGTCATGATTGCGGCTTGGGGGGTGGACGCCGCCGACTATGTAGGTCGCTCGATGACGCTCTACCGCGACCCGAGCGTCCAGTATGGTGGCATGGCCGTAGGTGGCATTCGTATCAGCCATATGTCGGACATCCCGCGCGAGATGGTCATGGCCCTGACCGTCACGAAGGCAAAGCGCGCGCCCTACACAGTCAAGCCGCTCGCACGCCCGCCGCAGGAGCCAGCGCGCCAGCCGGAACAGGGGCGCAGCAAGGCCGATCAGCGTGCCGACCAGATCGTGGCGATGTTCGAGGCGTGCGACGACTATGCGGCTGTCGAAGAGGCCGCGAGGAAGGCGAAGGCATCCATGGATGCTCTGGGCCAACTGCCGGACCAGAAGCCGTTCCAGCGCGCGGATGCCGCCCGTTCGGCCGCCTACCAGCGGCATATGAAGCCCCCTGCGGATATCGACCTGCCCGAGGATGACTTCCCCGGCATGCGGCCGATGGAGGACGCGTGATGCAGCCTAACCCCCACCCCACCGGAGGCGCCCCGATGAACGCGGGGGGATGGCCGGGAGAGCCCGGCGTGCCGCTCAATCCGGAGGCAGAGGAAACACTGCACCTGCTGGGCGGCGAGCCATTTCTGTGGCGCGGGGACGGGTGGTGGAGCATCGAGCCTGGGAACGAAGGATACATCACCCGCAGCCATGCCGTCTCGAAGAGCTACGGCGGCCCGCTCTACACCGAAGCCCAAGTCGCCGCCCGCGTGGAGGAGGAACGGGAGGCGTGTGCGCGGAAGGTTGAGGCGCAGATTTGCAACGTGCCGCACCTGAAGGCGCGCGACTATCCGGACGATATGGGGAGGTTGATCGAGGACGCAGCGCACGCCATCCGCGCCCGCGGCACCCGCCCCAGCCAGGCCGAGGGGGAGGGTTCATGAGCGAGACGGAAGACCTGCGCCGCAAGCTCGCGGCCTGCCAAGCCTACAACGAGACGTTGACCCGGCACGTCATGTCGATGATCGCGACAGTGAAGGCGAAGGGCGCTCCGAATGCCGCGACCATCATCTTTGCCTGCGAGGAAATGCTTCGGAGGGCGTGGCGCGCAGGCACTACCCCTCAGCGCGGCGAGGGAGGTGCGGCGTGAACCTGATGTCGCGAGACGCCGGGCAACGCGATTGCGAGTGCACGCAGTGCCGTAGGGTTCGCCGCCTCATCATGCCTGTGCGCAGTGAGTGCCTGGGCCACCCCATCACCGACCTGCTCTGCCTCAAGTGTCGTCTGAATTACGATCGGGCTGATACCTGGCACCACTATCAGGGGCGCATCGAAGGGCGTCACGGGCGGTCGCACGCGGTCCCCGTGCCCTGCAGCCTGATGCACTTGGAATGGAGGTATGGTCATGCCCCCTGACCAGAGCCAGGGCGGCGCGGGGCGGGGGAAGGAAGAATCTCCACCCGCGCGTCAGATGAAGCGGGCCCCGTGCCCGACCTGCGGCGCGCGGACGGAGAAGCAGGCCGGGACGCGCTGCCAGGCGCAGCAGGACCAGACGGGCGAGTATTGGTGCCCAGGTACGGACGTGCCCACGGACAAGGCGGGCTTCTTCCTCTACGAGACGGCCAAAAGCATCGCTCGCTTCGATGCATGGATCGATACCCGGATCGCCAACCAAGCCGCCGGGGTGCCGGGGGTGGCAGAGGAGGACCCCGGCCGTGGGTGAAGCCGCCCTGCCCGCCCGCGTGCGCGCCGACTGGGTAGCGCGCGAAACCACCCTTTCCATCCGCAAGGTGCAGGAGCTTGCCGCGGCCGGAAAGCTGGAGGGCGCCGCCAAGTTGAGCGGCGTCTGGACCTTCGACCCCATCAAAATCCGCGCGTGGATCGCGGCCGAGGAACGCAAAGCATGGCGAGGACGCCTCGCAATCTCTACCTCCGTGGAGACACCTACTGGGGCCGGACCAAGATCGCCGGTGTCCAGTATCGAGCTAGCCTACGGACAACTGATCCACGGGAAGCGGCGAGGCTCTTCAAGGCATGGAAGAAGCAGCTCGTCCGCGAGGTGATGGGTGACCACGACGCGCCGACGTTCAAGGAGGCCGTCGTGCGCTGGGCGAAGGAGGTGCTGCCCGGCGCGGTAAAGCCGGCCGTCGCCACCCGCTACCTCGCCAGCATCGGGCAGCTCGACCCCATCTTCGGGGCCCTGAGGATGGACCAGATCACCGCCAAAACCATCGCCGACTACGTGAGCGCCAGGACTGGCGCGGTGAGCAACGCCACCATCCGGCGCGACCTCACGGCCCTCTCCCGGCTCCTGGCCGCCTGCGTGTCCTGGGGCTGGCGGACCGACAACCCAGCCAAGGACTATGACCGGTCCATGGTCCGGGAGCGGCGCGACCCCATCCACCTGCCAGGTGATCGGGAGTGGCAGCTCCTGCTGGCCGAGGCCCCGGAGGAGATGGTGAAGGTGCTGCGGCTCCTGAACGAGACCGGCTTCCGGCTGCAGGAGGGTTTGGATTTGACGGGGGAGCAGGTGGACAAGGCGCGGGCCCAGATCACCCTGACCTTCACCAAGACCAGCCGACGCCGGGTGGTAGACTGGCGGACCCCCGGCGGGGATGCCACGGCCCTGCTGGCTGACGCGCCGCGGTCAGGCCGGCTGTTCAAGGACTACCCCAACTTTTCGTCCAACGTCGGCCAGGTGATGCGCCGGATCGAGCGGCAGGAGCGGGAGCACGGGCGGGTCTTCCGCCGGTTCCGGGTCCACGACCTGCGCCACTGGTTCGCGGTGCGCTGGCTGAAGGCCGGGGGCAACATCTACCAGCTTCAGTCCCACCTCGGGCACACGTCGGTGAAGACCACCGAGATCTATCTCGATCACCTCACGGAACAAGAACAGGGGGTGGCACAAAAAGGGACACAGAGGCCAACTGGACGCTCCGAATCCTCCCCCAGGGAGGGCGACCCAGTCTTTTAG